CGGCGCCAACCCACTTGCCGAGGTCCTTTATGCTTGATTCGACGGCGTTGTGGATGGCGTGGGCGAAACATATGCTTGTTATGAAGTTCCAGACGGCTTGCCCAACCTGGCTTAGGGTGTTCCCGGCTTGGCTTGCAAAGTTGCCGAGGGCGTCACCGGCCGTTTTAGCCGCCCCGCCCACAGTGTCTTGAACGCTCTTCCAGGCGTTTCCGACGTAATCGGCGATTTTGCCGAAAACATCCTGGATTCCGCTCCAAATACTGTTCGCCCAGCTTCCGATTGTTCCGGCGATTTTCCCCCACCATGACTCGCTTGACTCGTAGATTTTGCGGTTCGCTTCCTCGATGATTTCCTTCTTTTTGTTCTCCGCGTCCTCAACAGCCGCCTTTATTTCAGCCTCTTTAGCTTGCATTAACGCGGCTTTAGCATTTTCAGCAGCCTCAACAGCCTTGCGCCTCTCCTCTTCTTCAGCTTTGGTCAGCTCGGTGAGTTTAGCCTGATGCTCTTCTTCCAACGCCCTGAAAGCGTTGTTTATCTCGTTAACTTTCTTCTTCTCCTCTTCCCTTATACTTGCGACGGCGTTTGCTTTTTGCTGCTCGAGCTCCGTGATCTTCTGCGTCATCTCCGCCTTGATGGCCTCTTGCTTCTCGCGGGCCTCTTTCTCTGCCAGAAGCTCCTGCAGGCGGTAATTGTCGTTTATTTCGCGCCTTTTCGCATTATATTCTTTCTCCAGCTCCGAGACTTTCTTCTGGTATTCCTCCTCGGTTATCGCTCCGGAGTCCCTCGCCTCCTTCAAAGCCTTCTTCTGCAGGAGGAGGTTGAGCTCCAAATCGTTTAGGTCCCTTTGCCTCGCCTCGCGGATGTTTTTGAGTTGGGTTTCGGTTTCCGCCAGCATGTCCTCGTAGAACCGGCGCGTGTCCTCAATCTGCTTGTTGTAGCTTTCCTCCACCGCCCGCACCTGCTCGTCGTAGTGGCTGTGCACCTTATCCAGCAGTTTATCCAGCTCTGTCTCATGCTTTGTGAACATCTGATTGTAGTAGGCTATTAGGTTGTTGTAGGCTTCCGTGTAACGGTTGTTCTCCTCCGCCCTCAACTGCTCGTAGTGGTTGTGGATTGCGTCAAGCTGCTTGTTGAGCTCCTCGTCGATTTTGGCGGTCATCTCCGCGTATTTGCTTTCGATCTCGCTCAGCTGCGTTTTCAGGTTCTCGTCGACGATCGCGATCATCCGGTCGCGCCAAGCCTCGTAGTAGGCTTGGGTTTGCCCGGTGAAGCCGAGAACTATGTCCCGCATTCCGCCGATAATGTTGCCGAATATTGGAACGTGATCGGCGAGGCTTTCAATGGCCACGGCCATGTTGCCCATGCCTGCTTTGAAGTTTTCTTGGGTTTTGTCTGTCTCGGACTGCACCAAGCCGTATTGCGTTACAAGGTCTTGCAGCGCTTTCCTAAACTTTTCCTCGCTCATCTCGCCGGAACGGAAGGCCCCCGCCAAGTCCAAAAGCTTAGCCTTCAGCTCCAACTGTTGCTCTGCTGTAAGCTTTGACACGTCAATATTTCTGAGAAAAGCGTCAATAATTTCATCTGCGCTGGCGCTTTCCTTTTTAATAGCTTCCGTAACTTGATCAATGGCGTTTTTAAGGGCGTCCACTTGTGATTTAGTTTCCTTCGCTTGTTGGCCGAAACCGAAAAGCCCGCCTATAGCATTACCTATGCCTCCGAAGAAGTCCCCGACTGCTTTACCTATGCCTCCGAAAAAGCCTCCAACAGCATTCGCAGCGTCTCCAAGAGCTTTTAAGCCTCCGGCAACCGCGTCTATGACGGGCTTAAACGTAGCCGCCAAAAATTCACCGAGGGGCTTGAGAATGTTTTCCCATAACCATTTGAGGGCTCCGGCGACAGCGTCTATTGCGGGCTTGAAAAAGTCGTATAGGGCTTTGCCTATGGCGTTAACTGCGTCCCTGAAAGGCTTGCACGTGTTGTAGGCGGTCACTAAAGCCCCTACAAGCATGCCTATAACCATTATGGCGGCCATAATGGGGTTCGCGGCGAGGAAGGCTGTTATCTTGTTAACCATGTCAATGGCTGCGTGAAGGTTTTCGAAGGCTTTGACGCCGCTGTCAATCATGGTTATTACCGTCGGGACAACGGAGAGGGCGAACTGCATCACAGTCTGGTTCACGTTGTTCTGCATGATTTGGACCCTTTCAGCTGCAAGCTGGTATCTTTCCTGGGCGAGGGCGAGGTTTTTGGCTGCTTCTTGGGCTTTCTCGCTTTCAGGGCCGTATTTGGCCACGGCTTCGTTGTATTTCCGCTGGGCTTCCTCTAGGGCTTTTTGGGCTACTTCAAGCTGATAGGAGGCTCTCGAAGCAGCATATTGCGCCTTCTCAATCCTGTCTAAGCCCATGTAGAGGCTGAAGCCGGCTGTCAGGACCCCGCTGAAACCCGTGACCAGGTTTCGGGCTGAAGCCGAGGCTTCTTCCTGAGCCCTGGCTACCCGCTCATTCGCCTCTTCAACATCAGCCATAGCCTCCGCTGTCTGCTCACTTAACCTACGAATTTCCGCCAAGGCCTCATCGACCTTGGCGAGGATGCGCATTTCAAGCTCTTGGCTCATTTATCTGCCTCTTCTTCGCCTATAAAACCAGTTAAGCCAAGAAACGAGGAACTGGTATTGGAACGGCGTTAGTTCGGCGATGTATTCCAGCGGGTAGCCGAACTCGTGGGCTATTAGGCCTATGAGCTGGGCGTCTGTATTTGCTCTAACCCAGTCCTCAACGTCCTGCCAACTGTAAAACCCGCTTCCCTCGCTATTGTCGCCATAAGCTTTGCTGCAACATCCAATGGGAGAGCCTTAACATCCTCAAGCGTTATGTCCTTGTTAGCCTTACGCAGCATCAAGTATAGCGTCATCACTCCACGCTCTTCAGGGGTCTTACACTTGCCGAGCTCAATACTGTCAGCCAACGTTAAGACTCCGTATTCGACAACTCCAAGATCCTCAATGAACACGCTGCGGATCTCCCTGCTGCTTTGAATTAAGGCTTTGACGTCGAATTTGGCAGCCTTCGCAGCCTTCTCTTGCTCGTATTGCTCAAGCTTTTTGGCGTATTCCTCCACTTTCCCGCTCAAAGCGAATCACCTCCCTTCTCCAGTGACTTTTCTTTCGGCAAGCTTCCGCCTAATTCGTTCAAGCTTGCTTTTTCCCGGCCTCATTTAGAGTCTCCCCTAAACGTGGTTTTAATGCCAAAAACAGGAGTGGGTTCAGAACCCGGTGGGACTTTGACCAGCTTCAGCTTTTTCGCAGAAACCGTCTGGTAAACGATTTTTAGACCTTTGCAGTCACGGATAATCAACTGCTGAAGCTTCTCGATTTCCCTCAGCGGTCCAACGGCTATTAAACCAAAGTTTAGTATCACGTCTTTGTTGCGTTCCAAATTTTCCATAAATTTTCCCTCCAATCAAGGTTTTAACAGACCAAAAATTGGGATTCTATGCTTGCGTCTCAAACAGTATGTTGTCGCCTTCGCCTTCCAGGCTTTCGGCTATCACGCCGTCCTGCTCTATGCTTTGCTCCCAGCTATTTAACATGACGTTTCTAAGCGTTATTAGCGGTTTGCCGGATCCCCATCCGTCCGGAGCTATCATGATGTCGAACTTTTCGCCGGCGAGGATTTTGTTGGCGAACTTGCTGCTCACATACAGCAGGTCAATGCTAACCTTGAAGGTTTTGTTTCCGCTTGAAAGGACGGCGGGCTTATCGCTTCCAAACACGTATTCCTTGATCAAGTCCACGTCAACGCTTGCGCTGACTGTTTTAGCGTAGCCTATGAGAAGCCTCTCCGTCATGCCCGAGAAAGTCGCGGATCCAGATGATGAGCCGCTTGTCGCCCTCACGCCGAACCGGAAGCTGTAAGCGTTGTCCGGCGCCGTGTATTCGTCGGTCCTTGTGGCGACGGTGTTAGGCGTCAGGTTCACGGTGTTTCTGCTCAGCTCGGAGCCGGCGCTGTTCAGCCAGCTGAAAACTGCCTGCAGGGCGGTTATGTTGGCGTTGCTGGCGTATGTGTATGTGACTCGGGCTGTTTCTCCGGGGTCGACGCGTTCAGCCGGCGTGAACGCTTCGCTTGTGCTGTTTGGGGGCGGCGAAACGCTGATCGTTAAAGGGTAAAGTGTCCGGTAAAGCAGCGCGTTTCTGCCTAGAATCGGCATTGGAGATCACGCTCCTAAAGGTTAGGGCTGTCACTGTGTGCCCCAAGTGATGTTGGTTCCTTCGCCCTCAATGCTTTCCATTACTACGCCGTCTTGCTCGATGCTTAGCTCCCAGCTTGTGAAGACAACGTTGCTCAAAGTTATCTTCGGCTTACCTGTGCCTGTTCCTTCAGGGCGAACCTCAATTGTCACGGCGGACCCGTTGAGGAGGTCGTTGGCGTATGTGCCGTCCACGTAAGCCTTTTCAATGCTAACCTTGAAGCTCTTGTTTCCGCTGGCGAGAAACGCCGGCTTGTCCGGGCTTGACCCGCTGATGTAGTATTCCTTGATCAGGTCCACGTCTATGCTGACGCTGACGCTTGTGCAGTATCCAATTTCAGTTGTTCCCTTATAGATCGAGGCGCTTCTACCCAGTATCGGCATTCACACTCACCTCGCTTGCGGGCCACCCGCTTGTGATGGCCCTTTACAAGCTTTCCCAAGCCTTGCTGATGGCTTCCTGCATGGCGAAAGTTAGGAGAGGCATGCATTCGTTTATCGCCCGGGTTAGGAAATATCGGGGCGCAATATAGCGGGTTCCAAACTCCTGGAATATGGCGTAATAAACGTATGCGCCGACGCGGAGAACCAGGTCGCGGGTTATCGTGTGATATATGCTTGCCCGAAGGGCTCCGGTCCTAACAGGCGCGTAAGCCCTCGCGCGGACAACAATCTGCTGGCCTATTTCGCCCAAAACCTCGGCAAACCTGTCCCTTAAACCCTCGCTCATCTGCTTGAGGGCTTCGGCGAAAGCCTCAACTTCTGAAGGGTCGATTTGGATTTTAACAGTCACGCTAAGTTCACCATTTTAACCTGAAGGCTTAGCCGAACCAAATCCGGGCTTTCATTCTTGTTGAACTCTCGGGTGATGTCCGCGAAGCCGAAACCGCTTGGCGTGGACACTTTCAAAATGCGGTAAACCTCGCCGCGCATGTTTTCCCTCACGGCGACCGCGCTGCCCACGGACGTTGAAACCTTGACGAGGATGTCAACCATAACGTTCTGCTCGGCCAATAAAACGCCTTTAGCCAACACTCGAACGTTTGCAGCAGTCATAGGCGCATAACAGGCTACAACATAGTTTTTCGCCATCTTCGTGAAGTCGATTGCTTCAACCTTGCTTTTAGCCCAATAAATGTCCGCCTTAGAGGGGCTGGTAAGGCTCCAGTTGTCCTGTAAATGCTGGCATAAAACTTCAGCTGCGTCCGCCATCAGCTACTACACGGCTCCACTTCATAATATTCGGCGAGCTTCTCAATGTCCACGCCCGGATCCAAAATTGTTATTCGCCCGTTAAGCTTCAATTTCACATAGTTTTTGAACGTCATGGACTGATCAGCCCGCCCCTATATTTCGGAACCTCTTCAGCAGCCGTGGCCTCCGCAGCCTTAACTGGCGTTGTTAAGTTTACTAGCTGGCGAACGAAATCCTCCTGGAAGCCTTTGATTGTGCGTTCAATGGCCTCTGCGTAGGGGCCGGCTCTTGACACACGTAAATCGCCCAGGAAGTAGTCGAAGGCGCCTATCATGGCTCCGCCGCTTGAGACGACGAGGATGCGCATGCAAGCCAAATCTAAAGCCGCCATCCTTGCAACCGGATATTTCGGATCGTCCGCGGTTAGGTCTCTACCCAGCAACGCGTTTATGTAGGTGTTTGCGAAGTCCACGTGGGCTTGGACGCTTGCCTCGGCGATCGTTAAGCCGTAAACCGTGTAAACCTTGTTTACGCTGTCATACGTCATGTTTAAGGCTGCTTGAACATCTGAAGCGGTTACATATTGCACGGTCATGTTAATCCCAGAACCATAGGCTCAGGAATTGGATTATAAACGCGAGGACTATCACGCTATACATTATGTCGCGGGCAAGCCAAATGTCAACGCTTGGAAATATGTAGAAGGGCCAGTCAAACGTTTTAAACCCCAACGAGAGCCGAAACTCCACGATTTCAAGCTGCCAAAGCCCCGCGACAAGCATGAAAACGCTTAGGGCTATACAGCAAACGTTTTTCAAACGCTTGATACGCTTAAGGCTTAAACGCATAAGCCCAGCACCAAGCCGATTATGAAGCCGAAACTCCACTCGCGAAGCTCGTGGAACATTTCATCGCGGATTTTCGACTCTTCAACATATTCATAAGCAAAGAACTGGGCGTAGAGAAAAAGGGAGACTGCTAGGCCAAGCCACCCTTTAGGGGCTAGGAAGCCCGCCGCCAAGCCATGGAAAACGTGGCAGAGGATGGAAAGTTTACTCATGGCTTTCAAGCCAGTCGCTGTATTCGACGGCTGTCCCGGCTACCACGGAAGCGCCGAAAATCAAAGCTGCCCAAATTGCTGGGGCGAAAGGCAACGGGGCAATCTGGTTCACTGCTGAAGCCAGCAGATAAAGCGCTGAGCCGAAAACCATGCCTATGACGCTTCCGTAGATCAGCCCCTTCATCAGGTGGAACAGCACACGTTTAGGCTTCTTGCCGTTTTCAGACATTTTTTAACTCACCTCTTTTTTGTTCCGCCAGCCACGCTTGTTGGCTGGCTCTGGAACAGAAAAACAAAAAGGGGAACTGGAAAAGATGGGAAATTGTTAGGCTGTTTAGCTTGTCGCCAAGCCTGTCACTTTAACGATTGCTTCACCGTAAGTGACTACAGGCGCATACCTTGTTGAAAGCACCACTTCGACGGCGTCAAACTCCTTCTTGATCTCCACGTCGGTTGTCAGCGGCCTCTTTATTTCGCTGGTGCAAGGGTTTATCCCGCTATATTTAAACCCTTGGCACCATTTACGAAGAAGCCCAACGGGGCGTAGGCCGCTGACGCGTTTTGTCCAGTGCTTAGGATGTAGGCTGTTCCTGCCGGTATGACTGGGCTTACGTAGACGTTCATGCCGTAGATTGTGCCTACGGCGCCGGTTTGGATGACTTCCTCGCCGTAGTAGGCGTATAGCGAGAACTGTGGCAGGTAATAGACGTCTCTCGCGTTTACCGGGTTCAATAGGATGGTGTCTGGTATCAAGCCGTAGTTTTCGATTGCGGCTTTGGCTGCTAGAATGTCTTTTGTTCCAAGCCCGCCTGTTATCGTGAACTCTGTGCCTGTTGCCGAGAGGCTTTTGCCTGTAGCCGTTATCGTAGTGGCTGCAGCCGTGTCTATGACTGTTTGGCAGTCTTTGTCGATTGTGTAGGCCATACGCCTTGCTAATCGGCGCAGCTGGTCCTCGATGACGGGTATGTATAGGTCTTCGATTGCTTCTCGGGTTATCCTTTCCCTGAGGCCTTTCTTGTATGGTGTGACTGTTATGTAGGTATATGGCGTGTAGTCCATTGGGAACTCTGTGCCCTCGGCGACCTCGGTGATCGCCGCAGCCCTTGAGCCTTGCTGCTTAACAAAGGTTGCCGTTTTACCCGCTACCAATGGGAATTCTGGGAACAGGCGTTTAACCACTAGGGCGGGCATGGTTAGCTCAATAATCTTCTTGTGCAGGGCTGGATAGGCTATTGCGCCCGTGTCAACCCAGGTGAAAGCGTCACGGAACATAGCCATACTCAATCACCCCTTCTAATACACATGCGGGTTAACAGCCACCAGTATCACGTCGCCAGCAGCTGATGCGGCTTCCAAGGCATAGCCTAAAGCCCTGTTTCCGGCCGTAGTGACCGCCACAGCCCTTGCCGAAGCGTCTGAGCCGACTACGGCGCCGGCTGAGACTGCTCCGCCGGCTGTCACGTAAACTATTGGGCAGCCCATGATGACGGGAACCTTTGAGCCTGCAGAGGCACTTCCGGCTGCAACGCCTATAACGGCGTCCGTTGCACCAGCAGCGGGGCCAACAGTCATTGAACCCGTCACCTTGACAAGCTGGCCTTTCGTTACGGCTGCGCTTGCAGTGAAGGTGACTATGTCTCCGGGTAGGCTGAAAATGTTTCCTGCAACTCGAGCTTCAAAAGACATGACAAATCACCCCTCTACTGGAAGCCTACAAGCTTGCGGTGAGCCTTCAAAAGGTCTTTGAACCAGTCGTAGTTTGCCAAAACATCCTTTTCGAGGACGTCAACGGCAACAATGCCTTTTCCAGCAGAGCCTTTCTTTTTAGCCTCGCTGACAGGGGTCGGCGCTTTAGCTTCTTCAGCCTCTTCCGCTTCCTCGGCTTCCTCTGCCTCTTCAGCCTCTTCGCCCTTTTTGGCTTCAAGCTCAGCCAAGCGTTTAGACAACTCACTCAGCTTTTTGCTGAGGGTTGCCTTCTTAACACGCTTGGCGAGTTCAGCCTCGAGGGCGCGAACTTTGGCTTCCAAAGCTTCAATTGCCTCTTCACTTGTTTCTCCTTTGATTTGCTCCATCAGCTTTTCAAGCTGCTTCATGAAGTCTTCGTATTCCACCTGCTTTGGCGAAGTTTCTCCGGGTGCAACGTTGACTGTTGCCTGAGCCACTTGCGGTGAAGCCTTCTGTTCCGCGTTTACGGACATGGGCTTCACCTCACCCGCTTTTTGAACGGTTTTTGTTTCGGGTTCTTGCAGCCCAGCGGGCTTAGAACCCACATTATCATCCGGTGAAACGGATGACTGTGAAGGAGAAGGCTCCAAAACACCCGATTTGGTTAAAGACTCGATTATTGCGCCCCATTGAGCCTCGTTCATGGCTGCATAGAAGCCTAAAGGCTGGAAGCTTGTTGTTTCGTAGGCTGGGCTCGCGACAATGCTTAACTCGCGCACTTTTGGCTTTCGGACAACTTCCCATGCGCCTGGGCAGAGGTGGACAAGCCTGCCCTCTTTGCGTGTTGGACGCTTGCATTTGCTGCATTCAACCTCGTCGCTGTCAACTTGAATACTAACATGGGTGACGTAGCCCCTTATGATCTTGTCAATGAGCCTTTCATCGCCAACCTCAGCTCTGAACAATACGCGGTCTCCGTCAAGGCTTGCATCCACAACTTTCCCGACGACCATGAGCGCTGATTCAGCGTGGTCAACGCGGAGCTGGGCGCCTTTCAAAGTTTCAACGATATATTCAAGGTCTTCGCGGGGAACCTGCCACTTGTTTTTGTTGACGCTTGTGTCGATGGCGACGCCTTCGATAACCACAAGCTGCTCTTTAATGGGGAACTGGGCTTCCTTCTGGTCGGCGCTCTGAACTGCCTTAAAAGGCACATAATATCTGAGCTGCATGCTTTCACACCTCTAAATCAAGCCGAGAATCTTTAAACGGCGAAGCTTGCGCCTTTTCTTCTGGTTTCTGCCCATGTTTCACTCCACGATCGCTGGAAACATTAAGCCTTGAAACTTCCGCCTCAAGTAGGCTTCGCGCCAAGCAGCAAACGCCTGCCAGTCTTCAAGCATGCTTTTCTTCTCCTCTTGCGGGGTGTAGCCCTCGCATTTAATGCCAAGCCTGTTGACCTCGCAGGGCTGATGCGGAATCTTCAGCTCCTTGTAGTGGCGAAGAAGATGCGCGTGGGCTTTTTCAACAGCCTCTTTCTTGGGCATGTTTTTAGGCTTGATATGAGTTACACGGGCCATAGCGTTGCGCAAGTGAGGCAGGTCAATGCTTCCGTCGGGCTTATGATGTGGTAGATGGCGCAGAGTCCTCGGAACAGTTTTACCCTCCTCGTCTTTTTCGCCGCCGGGCTCAATTAGGGCGAAGGCGTCGTCTGGAAGGTCGTTGATGTATTTGGTTGTCCACTTTGCAGCTTCAAAACTCATTCTTTTACACCTCTTTGGTAATTTGATACCCGTGAGGCTTATTCGAGGCGTGAAATGTTTAGGTAAGCCTGTAAAAACCGCATGCGAAGCTCATTCCAGGCCTTAAAGTCCAAAAGAAGCTGCAGCTCGCTTTTCAAATGCTTTTCAAGCCAATTTTTAACGCTTTCCTTGTCCTTGAACCGCGTCTTGTCGAAAATGTAGCTTTGAATCTCCCAGCGGTTTGTTCCTTTAACCCTTCCCAACGTAATCTTCACGCCTTGAGTGATGGGCTTAACCCTAAACTTGTCAAACTTCTCGGGATCCTGAACCCGATAACGGAAAGTGTTAGGCGTCTCATCTAAACCTGGCATGAAGCTATTCCTCTTTGTTAACGTCAACAAGCTCAAGCCAGCAGCGACAATGTGGATGCAAATTGACTTTCCAAGAGTCTATTTCCTCATCCCACTGTTCAGCATCCTCAAAATATTTGGTCGGCTGCTCCTCATCCTCACAAACATATTCAGTATTGTCCAAGGCGGAACATTCGTCGCAAACCTTCTCGTCCCGCATGGTGCGGTAAGCGTAAACCCGTTGCTCGCCCCGCCTTGGAAAGCCGAAAAACGCCATTAAATCACGCTCAATAATATTGAGCATTTATAAAGGGTGTTGAGCAAGCGAAAAATACCCCGTATCAGGGCTTGACGCCGTTCCGTTTCAGAATGGCTTGAAGCTCCTCGGGCGTGGTTATCGGATACTCTTCTGGGAAGCCAAGCTGTGTTCGAGCTTCTTTGGGCAATATTATGCCTTTATCCACGAGGTCGCCGAGCACTTTAGCCTTGTCCTGGAACGTGGGCTCCCATATAGGCTTCCACTTTATTTTCGGAATTTCAACGCCCTCGCCAAACTCATCTTTGACAAGCTGCTTGAACAAGACTGTTTCAAGCGTATCGCCGATGATTTCCTGCATCATCCTTAAACGCGTCACATATTCTTGCATCACAACTTCCGCGGTCGCCCTGTTGGTTCCCTCTGAGTAGCCCAGGAAGATTTTAGGCACGCCTAAAACGGCTTCACGTTGCCGTAGCAAATAGTCAAGCCAAAACGTTACGTTGACATCTTTTGTGAGACTTGGAACAACGTCAACTTCCACGTCTCCACGCACGAAAACATCTGTGGCCGGCTTTCGGTCCCGGAAGGCTTCAACAAGCTGTTGGAGTTGCGTATCCGTCCAAGGTCTCTCGGGCGTTCCAGCCTTAACCACGAGCATGGGTTTGGCGTAAGTGTGCACGATTACAGCCATGTCGTCTTCAAGCTGGTCAATTAAGGCTTGGATTTTTAAGAGCGGGCGGAGAAGGCTTGTCCCGTAACAACTTTCAAACCACCAGCTCTTTGCACCCCATTTGAAATGGCATATTTCATCGCTTGCGAAGACGACCGGCGGGAAAGTCAGCAGCTGAATGTAGCCGAGCACTTGCCCGTAAGCGTCTCGGCGGACCCTCATGTGGACGGGGTCCAAAGGCTTAAGCCACTCGATTTTGCCCGTGTCCTCGTTTCTGCACATTTCAAGGTAAGCGTTGCCGAAAACAAGCATGTCCGTCGCGACTATGCGGAGCGTCTCCAGAATGTTTTGCTCGTCAAGCCAGTTTGAAAGCCACTCTCGAACGCTGTCTTCTCCGCCTTCAAGCTCGAACCCGTTGCTTATAGCTAAGTTAACTGTGACGTCGATTGAGGCTTTGATGTATGGCGTGAACGTGTAAAGGTCCTTGTATTTGGGCAGATCCTCGATTGGAACTGTTCCCCAGAGCCTTTCCCAGTAGGCGGTGTAGGGCGGGGTTACGAAGCCTGCGCCGCTGCCCTTCAGCATGTATTTGGTCACGTAGCCCCATAGGACGTTGTCGGCTTTCCAGCTTACGGGCACTTCTTCTTCAATTTGGCGTCGGCTAACGTCTGGCGGGTAAAGCCTCTGAGCTGCAAAGGGCCTTCTAACGGCTTCTACTACGGCTTTCAAGCCTTTGCGAATTCGGTCCGCGACGAAACTCATGCAAGATCACCTTAATGGGGCAATAAAACGGCGCCTTTACCGGGGAGGGGCGACTGGACGGCTGCGTAAACGGCTAGAGCCGTCGCCCAGAACACGTCGTCGTGGCTTCCCTCTGGATGGCTGAACCGTATGTGGCCTGTTTTCATAAGCTCATATTTTTCAACGTTAAGCTCGGCGCACAGGTCAATGTCTTGGCGTCTCCGGACAGGCTCATAGGGTATTAGAAACTCCTTCTGCCTCATTTTCTCGCGTAGAACCGTCGCCATATCTTCTTTGGTTTGAACCGTGAAGGTTACGCCCTGCACGTTTTGGATTCCGCTGTGCGCCATGTCCTCGACAATGTAGCCGCCGACGCCTGTAATGTCGGCGTAAACGGCGCGAACAGTTTTCCAACGATCCTGGAGGCTTTTAACATAGCCTATCACGCTCGCATATTCCGTGTTCAACGGGAACCGGTGCACGTGGACAAGCTTCAATATATTATTAGGAAACCTTTCGACAACCACGACAACGCTGTAGTCCTGCTGTTTGCCGAAGTCAACGCCAATGTAGAAGTCTCCTTGAGGCTGGTCGTGGAAGTCGTAGGGCTGAAGCTCGGCGTCAATGCATGAAGTGATAAGGCTTTGGGGGAGCCAGGCGTCAATGTCCTCGACAAACCGGCTTTCAAACTCGCCTTTGGAAACGCTCTTCGGGAATGCTTAGGCGCATTTCCTCGATGAACTCGCGCTTAACTAAGCCGGCTTTGACAACGTCCTCCCACGTGACGACATGCTGGCTGTATTCGGGGTTCATGCACATTTTGTAAAAGACTGAATCGGTGCTCCAAGGCGTGCTTGAAACGATAAGCGTCCCGTCCGTCGTGCTCAGCATGGGCATGAGCACGTTGTAGAACACAAGCTCGTCGTCTCGGAAGAAGGCAGCCTCGTCGCATATAACTTGGTGGGCGGTGTAGCCCCTCAAGAGGTTTGGGCTGTTTGGAAGAGCCACGATTCTTGAAGCGTTTTTGAAGCGGATAACCGTTCGCTGCAGCTTATCAATAACCGCCTTCCTTGTGGACGGCGGCAGGCTTGTCAGGAAGTCTTGAAGCTTATCCGCCAAAATCATGCTTTGCCTAAGCGAAGGAGCCACTATAAGCGTCAACGTTTTCGGATGTTTAAGCGCGAACCATATGGCCCTCAAGGCGAGGCTTGTTGTTTTGCCTGCTTGCCGGCACCATCGAACGACAATTCGCTTGCTTTTGTCTCGGAGAAGCCTCGCCTGGTATTCTGTTGGCGTTAAGTTGAACCATTTCCGGCAAAATCAACAGGATCGTCGGATACTTCAAGCCTTTCCTCAGCTGCCTCGCCTTCTTCAAGCGACTGGAGTTCCCGTTTGAGCCTTTCCAGCTCGCTTTTTCGCCTGCTCAATCAGCCTTTCCAGCTCCTTCATTTGCTCGTTAAACCTTGTTTCATCGTAGCTTTTAGCTAGGCTGTTGATGGTTTGCGCTATGAACACGGCTACGCGGATCCAGTCTTCCTGGTTTTCAGCCGTTTCAGCCATGTCCTTCGCAATCTGGAAAAGCCTTTCCAAATCCGCGATAAGCTTCACACGTAAATCCTGGGTTTTCAATTCGCAGAATTTCTCGATTTTTTTAACCAATTCCTCGGCGTAAATTAAACGTTTTTTCCGAGCCATTTTCAGCCTACCCCCTCCCCCACGACGCTGTAAACGTGTATGTGAACCGGGGTATGCCCATGTAAAGGCTGATCTTTCTGATTTTCAAGCCCTTGTAGGGGATGAGCACTTTCCGCTCTGGAACATCCACGTGGATTCCGAGAACCCGCATGACGTCTAAGCCTAAAATCGGCGTGAAACCTTTGTCGTAAATGGTCCACGTGTAAAGTTTGCGTCCGCCAACCTCTATCAATATATATGCAGCCTTCACGCGTTTCGAGCTGCCGTCAGCCAACCCCACGTCAACCACTCCGCTGGCTTCCAGCCAAGCTTTTCAGCCAACTCGCTGCTTATAGCGCAGCCTGTGGCCCCCGTGTCGACGAGAAACTCAACCTTTTCCGATTTTTTGGGATCCATTGGGTTGGCTATTTTCGCGTCTATGAAAATGTAGTCTTGGTCGTCTATTTGGCGAATGTGCCAACGTTTCAAATGAAACCACACCATGAAAGCTCACTTTAAAACCTCATACATGAAGTAGGCGGCTGCGGAAATCAGCCCGCTTAAAACAGCCACGTTCAAGGCTTGAGTCGCCTGCAAACCAACCGTATAGCCTGAAACAAACCCTACAAAAGCATGTGCCAAAGCCTTTTTCAAGCTTCTCTTCGCATACAAGCCTAGAAAACGTTTTTTCCTGACGAGGCGCGCGTAAAACCTGCCCATTAAATGTCACCTTGAAAGCGGGCAGCTTTCTCGTAAGTCCACCAGGTGCATTTCTCGTCGCAGCGGTTTTGACGCATGAAACAGTTTTTAGCCGGACAAGTGTTCCGCGAAAAAAGATGTTTAGTCAACGTTTCAACGGGCATTTAGGCTGATTCCTCCGTTGAAGGCTTCCCTCACCCCGACTGTCAACAAGCACTTCGCCCCTCTCAACGTCTGGAACATCTGAAACCCTGAACTCGCCGAGGCTTAACAGTTTAACAATATCAGCGCGGTCCAACGTGGAAACGATTTCGCCTTTTTTCTTATCTAAAAACGCATGCTCGAAGACAAGTTTTAAAGCAGCTCTCCGCGCAAGATTCACAGGGCTTCTTTTGCCGGGCATCGATAAAGTCCTCTGAACGCCACTCTGAGGCGGCGGCTCACCCCGGTTTTCGCCGGGGACCCGCATAGTTAATTTTAGTCAAACCACACAGCCAATGGGTCCCCGGCCGGTTCACCGGAAACCATGAACCAAAAAGGTAAATCCAGCAAATATAAGGATTAAAACGCTTAAAAAACGCAGAACTTAAAATTTAAAAAATCCGATATTTTTATGGTTTAAACGCGCTTTTAAACGCTCGGCGCTGCTTCTGGCTCATGTTGTAGTGGGCGGTGGTGCGAAGATGGATGTGGTGCACTGGGCATATTGGAAAACGCCGGTAAACCAAAACCGTGTTTCCTTCGCAATCAACGAACCGTGTTTCATACCAAAGAATCTCCTCTACGGGATACCATTTGCCGCATCTGGGGCAATAATAGTTGCCGTCGTATTTCGGCGACATGCTTGCTTTTTCACCCTCCTAGTTGGCTAAGCTAAGCTTCGCTCAGCTTTGCTCCGCTAAGCTTCGCTCAGCTCAGCTAAGCTCCTTTGCTGCGCTATGCTTCGCTCAGCTTGGCTAGGCTATGCTTCGCTGCACTCCGCTCCGCTTTGCTTTGCTGGGCTATGCTTCGCTTCGCTAGGCTCAGCTTAGCTGCGCTTTGCTAGGCTCGGCTCAGCTGCGCTCGCTGCTAGCTCTACTCAGCTTCGCTGCTGCGCTACGCTAAGCTAAAGCTAAACATCAACCACTTTGAATCGTCCGAAGCCGTTGACGCGGTTGCTTCCTATGCCAATTTCAATACCGGCTTGTTCAAAGTCGTTTTTCAACTCTTCAGCCGTTTTTTCCAGTGTTGTGACGAGGAATCCTTCGGCTTGCCATCGGTCTATCCGTGGTCTAACGCAGAAGTCTCTCACGCCTCCCCGGCTTATGTTTCCGGATGGAACGCTGCGTTTGTCGATTATGTAGTTTTTTATGCCTAGGTCAAGCATGTATGGTTCTACGCGTATTCGTGGGGCTACTTGAAGCCTTGTTTCGCTTTTCTTTTTGGGCGGAGCGTTTAGGATGTAATAGTCTATTAGGCAGCCGCGGATCCATTCGCATGGGATGCCAAGGTTTCCGTTTGGAAGGCGGTAGGCGTGGGCTTCAGCCTGCTCTGCGTCGCTTTTCTGTTTAAGCTGTTTCTCCTCTTCGATCCCGTTGAACTTGTGCATCAGGATGGGTGTTAAGCCTTCAATTCTAAATTTACACTTCAACATGGAGGCAGCACCGTTCCCTTGCTTTTAAGCTTGTAAAAACAAATTGTTTGGGGGGCTAGTGGGATTCCTTTTACGGCGGGTTTGAAACCGAAATCTAAAAGGTCGCTGCAGTCCACGTCTGCGCGCTGGTAGAATTCTCCGCCCTTCAGAAAATAGTCTTTATACCTTATGCGGGGGTCAATGTATTCGACTCCGCAGCTGTCCGCGTAAAACCTCACGATTGGCGCGCCTATGTCGCTGACGGGCAGGCTTCCTTCCTCGGCGTATCCTGGGTAGCGTAGGAAGCAGCCTGTGCTTAGAAGGTATTGGCGTATAACAAGCCTTCCGAAAACTTTTCCGTCTCCTGCAACCGTGAACATTGTCATGGGGTGCCAGTCCATTTTGTGGATGTGGCCGTGGGCTATTATCGTGGTCGCCCAGATTCCCCGGCTTCGCCTCAATTGAGCGTCTAGGATGGTTGTGGCTTTCGAGCGTCCGTGAAGCATGTAAACGCTGTAAAGCTGGTCGCCTGCTTTAACCGCAGCCAATATTCCACGTTGAGGCGGAGCCGTGTAAATGTCTGGGTTTTCAAGTTTCTCCTTGCAGTATTCAAACAGGTCCACAACCATTCTGCCCTGTTTAGCGTAGCGTTTCTCATGGTTGCCCCAAATCAAGGTTTTAATGCGTTTGGCGAAGGGTTTGAAGTCGCTGAGGAACATTTCAACCTGCAGTCTTTCAGGAACCTCGGCTTCCTTCACGAAGTCGGCGAGGTCCTGCATTTCGAAAACGTCGCCCATCATGCAGATTTGCACATGTTTCCGTTTTTCAAGCAAGCCTAGATACTTGTGGAGGTGGCTGAAGCTGTGTTGATTATGTCCATAATGGAAGTCGCCCATGAAGATTATTTCGCCGAAACTCCGCGTCTGCCCCTCAATTTTTTCTTTGACAACGGGCAGGTCAATCAAAACGAAGTTTTCAAAGTCAAGGTCAAGCTTTTCGCCGAAAACAATCTGCATGTCCTTCATTGAAGCCCGAAAGAAAACGGGAAGGAATCATCTAATAGACGTTTCGCTTTTTGAACAGTATGGCGGGGCCTTCAGGCAAATCGATCCGCTTCCACCAGGCTTTGAAGAAGGGGCTGTAAACCAAGTTTGAGTTTTCACAGTTTCGATGGCATTTCACGCATTCGTAGCGGTATCCGCTGGACCTTTTGATCTGGTAGGCTTTCTCCCCCTTCAATATTACTGAGCCGCAGATTCTGCAGATTCTGTCAGCCTTCACATGGACAAGCTTGCACGCCACTTGTTTCCCCACACTCCCCAAAAACCTTGTCAACCTTCTCCAAATCCACAATTTTCAACTCCAACAGAAACGGGCATTTCTCACAGTCGCCGACGCCGTTACACCACACGTGGTAATTACAGACTATGGCAACTTTCCTGGGAAGCTTTTCGGCTTCTTCTTGCATCCGCCTTAAACGTTCAAACTCACGGCTACACATTTTCAGCAGCCTCCATAAACAAAAGGTGAGGGTTATCCGTTGCAGGTTTACGGGCCACAATAATATATTCATGACAAATCTTCTCGACGTCTGGAAACTTTCGCGCGTATAATATTCTCCAGAACGATTGGCTTTTCAATCTTAGCTTGTAAAGTTTTTCAAGTTTGAAGCCGACTTTAGCCATTAGAAGCCAAGTGTGCCATGGCAGGTCTACAACCTTCTTGTTACGTATGAACGGCTTGACAATTATTATGGCTAGTCCGCCTGGCTTAAGCACCTTCCACATTTCGCCGTAAACCTTCAACATTGCCTCCAAGTATGTTTCACGTTTTAGGTTGCCGATGTTACCTTTTGACCCGCCATACTCGTCCATGAAGAGGCTTTTCTCTTGAGTGAGCTTTTCCTGGTATTCTGAATGTCCACGACAGTGAACAGCATTCTCGTATGGAGGGCTTGTTATAACTGCTGAAATCTCGCCTAATGGAAGGTTGCCAATGTTCTCTTTGCTTTCAGAGTAGCCTGAGCCTAGGGCTTCGAGTCCTCTAAGCCTTCCGGGCGTATGCCAAGTTTTACCCCAACTGTTCCATGTTTCGCCAGACTCTTTGAAGGCTTCATCCCACCTTTCAGCCATCCGCTCTTTGTCAGCTTCACCGCCCCTCTTAGCGTCAGCATACGGCGGACTCGTGATAACTGCGTCAATGGAGCCGTGGGGAAGGTTTGCGATGTTGTTTTTAGAGGGATACTTCTCCTTAACGCAGCCATGCCTAACCTTAGGAGCGTCTGGACCGCCCTGATGCTGCACTTCGTAAGGCGGGCTTGTTATGCATGCGTCGATTTTCTCCTCTGCAAACATGCCGCCCTTCCGATACTTCCAAACATTTAGGTTTTCAACGGCAGCGTTTGTGAAGGGCGGGCTCGTTATGGCAGCCGTGGGTTCAAATCCCACTCCTTTAAGCAACTCGCTTAAACGTCTTGCATCTCCACAGATGTTGACAATTCTTCCTTTAGGCATAAGCGTAGAATACTTCTCCACGTTCTCTCGGGCTTTCTCCATCCACTCGTAAAACTTCTTCTCCAACTCCACACAAACAGCGTTCCGCCCATGCAAAGCTGCAACAACGCCTGTGCTGCCAGATCCAGCCATAGGGTCTAAAACAACGTCTCCAGGCTTTGTGAATGTCTTAACTAAAAACTCCAACAATCTCGTGTTGGCCTTAGCTGGATGTGCGATTGCATGTTCAAGGAAGGGTTTGTAACGCCCAAAAGCCGGCGTAGGCTCAAAAAACAACTCTTCAGCCGGCATTAAATCTTCAAGCTTGCTTCTAAACTCCAATGCTTCTTGGAAAAGGCAGATAAAATATGTCTTCACGCTGCAAAGCTTTTCAGCTTCCATTTAGTTTGCCCTCTTGGTGTATTTTTTCAAGTTGTCTTCCGCATTCTTCGCATAGTAAGCCCCAAGAGCCGTCTAGCCATGTAACCTGATAGTCCACTGGATGTTTACCGCAGAGGCAACACTTCTCCGTTGGAAGAAGCTTCCCATCGACTCTGTCCAAACGCTTCAAATTCGCGCAAATTTGCGCAAAATCGATTTTTGCGTGAATTTCAGGCTTCTTTTCCAAAATAGGGCTGTAAAAGACGCTGTAAAATTTGCGCAAACACGTCTTATTATATATTATATATGTGTGAAGCTGGTCAACCGTGACGGGTTTTTCTGTTCCATCCTCTTTATTTATTATATTAATAGGGAAGTTGTTTCGCAAATTTTTGCGCCATTTTTCAAAGTTTTCTTGCAAATCGGAGGTTAAAATTCGCGCAAAATCGGAATTTGCGTGGTTTTGCGCAAATTTCTGTGTTTGAATCGCCCTGTAGATCAGTTTACGTTTGTCGTTGGGGTCTTCGTCGCTGGTCAGGTAGCTGGTTTCCTCCAGGATTTTGAGGTAGTTTTCAATGGTCCGCTTGCTGCGCCGAGGCTTGAAGGTTTCATTGTATTTTTCGACAGCCTCGCTGGTGTGGAAGCTTCCAAGCGGCACTAGGCACTTGTAGTAGAAGTCTAAAAGGTGCTGGCTTAGGCCTGTTCTGCTGGTTTCGAAAAGGTTTAGGAATATTGCCCAGCCGTCTTTCACGTCGCTTTCCGACGCCAGCAGGATTTCGCCCATGTCGGTTTTCAGGCGGGGCCTCTGGTAATAGTTGAGGGCTGCGATGGTTTTGATGAAGTTTTCGAGAAAGCTGAATTCAGTCATGTCCGCGGTTACTTCAGCCGGGTAAAACTTGTCAATGTCCTCGAAGGGTATGCAGATGTCCGCTAGCTTCAGAAGGTTCGCTTTCAAGTTTGAAAGCCAAACTCTGGCCCGGTCGTAGTCAAGCTCGATTTCCCGTTTAGTCCACGGGTAAGCGTTCAATTTATGCGTTAAAGCGTTAACCTTTTCAACCTTTTCCTTCCCCTCTTCGGGGCAAACTATGAGGCAGCGGCGGCGAAACTCTTCCGGAACGGTTTCCTCTCGGCCCCTTATGAAAACCGTTGCGGGCCAGCCGACGATTTTCACATGTTTGGTTTGAAGGCCTCCCCACTTGGTTTTCTCGGTTATGCGGTAGTCGATTTCCCACTCGTCATGGCTTAGAATCGGATACAACATGTGGAAGGTTTCTGGGTGAGGTGCATCCAGAAACAGCAGGATTTTCCCATGCATGAAGACGCGGTAATGTCCGCTTCTAGCTTTCTCCTCGTATTCACGTCGCGCCTTCCTATACTCGTTTAAGTCGCCGTATTCCTCGCGTTTCGGCATCTCAAGTTTGCAGCCGTCCTCGCTGTATAATTCACCCCTCTGGTGAACAAGCGCCGTTGGGCTAAGCTTTCCAATCTTCCAAACGTCTTCTTTCGGGAAAATCCGCAAAACACGGGTGGCGTTGTAGCTTTTACCGCTGCCGGGTGTCCCCCTCAAATAGAGGTTTAGCGGGCATGGAGTGTAGGCGCTTACGCCCGTCAACAAAACGCTAACTTTGGTTTTGTAGTCTCCAACAATTTGCTTGTCTAAAACCTCGATCAGGTCTTCGAGGGGCTGCTGCAACATGTTTTCACCTTCATTGGGCGGATGGGGGAGACAAACTAGCTATTCCGGCCAAAATAAAGGTTCAATAATTGGCTTAGCCCGGTTATGCGCTTTCGGCTTCCGCCTTAAACGGGAATGGCAGCAGGGGCAGACGGGGCCGAGGGGTGATTTAATCGCTGCGTTTTTGGGAATTGGATGACCACACCTGCCACAGTAATAGTGAGTTTTGTAAAGTCCGCGTCCTCTTGGCGGCGACGGAAAAGTTTTGCATAAGCCTTTACAGACGCAGGTCATTGTTGCGCCTTCTTTTTGGGTATGCGGAAGTGGCTTTCTTTGCCCGCGCTAACGTAGTCTCCGCCAGCTTCCCGGACAACGTCGGCTATTCGCTTGAAGTTTTCCGCTCCTAAAAATTGGCGGGGCTCCAACACTATGTATTCGCTGGTGTCGATGAACTTGAGGTAGTCCCGCAGGTCGTCTGGAAACAGCTTTTTGGCTTCCTCAACCGTTAAAACCTTTTCCCCGCCCTTTTGGACTTCAGTCTTCGCCTCTGTTTTCACCGTTTTAAACTCGGGATGCGCCGTAAGCCAGCCGTCCACTATGCCTTCAAGCCTCTCCTTCGCCGCGAAAAGGTCCTGCTCGTCATCCACGTCCGCTATAACCGTGTATTCAACGCGGACACCCCGCCTAATGAAGCCCTTGCGAACCCTCAACTCCTTAACCTTACCCATACTTATTTCACCTCCAAAACTTTCTTTATTTGCTCTCGCAGAAACTCGCTTCCGCCTAAATCTGAACCATGAAAATCAAAATCGTCAATTTTTAGTCCAAGTTCATTAATCATGCGAACACAAAAGGCTAATAACTCTTCAAAGTTCCATGCATGGTAGTTGCCAATATATCTGATGCCCCTATCTTTCCAGTGGCAACGGTAGTTTTTAACAGAACTTTTTAATGCAACATTAAAAGAGCCGAAAGGTTGTGGAAAAGCAATATGCCATACTTCAACCCAAATGCTGTTTGGCGGATAATTTGCAAGCGTTTTTTTAGTTATATTATGCCATTTATACATTCTCAAACCTATTTCGCCTCCAAAACTTTCTCCAACTTTCCTCGGGAAGGTTTCCTACGGGTGAAGCCGTCGCACCGCAACGATTTCTCAGCGCTTTTTCGCGTGATGTATGCGTTGCACCAGCTGCAGAAGCCGTCCTTTTTCCGGTAGTTGGCACAGTCAACACAGCGGGGCATGTTTACCTCACGCTCATCATTGTGGGTTTTCCGAGCTTACAATGCGGTGACTTCCGGACGTAGGCGCGGCAGATTTTATAATGAATGAGGCTGCAGTCCAGCACAGTGCCTTGGACAACGTCGCCGTAAACGGAACCTCCAACGTTTAAAATAACCATGTCGCCAGCAGCCGGACAATAACACTCAACACTTACCGCGATTACCCGCGCCTCAACCATTCACGGTCACCCAGTCTCGGAACCAGAAAAACTGGCAATCATGCCGGCATCCTTCACGCCTGTGTGGGCAAAAGTTGTCGCAGAACTTTTGAAACTCCCTTGTGTTAATCAAGTCTTCAATGAGTTTGCGGGCTTTCATTA